CACAGCGGCGGGAAGCTGAGGTCTGCATCTTCCAGCTGGATGCCTGCGGAACGGGCCAGAACAGGCAGCAGCTTTTCCAGAACCGGGCGCAGTCTGCTTTCCCGCAGGGTATCCACATAGTCGTAGTAGTTCTTCAAATCGCTTTCGCCGGTGGCGTTCATGCCGGCAGGAGAGCGTCCGAACAGCTTCGTCATAGGGTAGTGGGATGCGCCGCACAGGTTCAGGCACATGCTCTCGTACACTTCCTGCAGGCCGGTGAAGGTGTACTGTGTATTGTTGATCTTGTTGCCCTGTTCCACCAGCTGTACACCAAAGTTGGAGCGCAGCACACTCTGGGCCTGCATGGTGTTCCAGAAGCGCCGCTGCACATCCGGGCTGGAAAGGGAAAGCAGCTGTTCCCGGATGGCATCGGTGGGCACCAGCTCGGTCATGTCCAGCATGGCATCCGGGTCGCGAGCGAACACGCCGGAGCCGGATGCACGGTCCATGCTGCGCTTGCCGCCCTGGGCACCTTTTGAGTGGTGGTGGCAGTAGATCACGGCACAGTCCAGCGCGCGGCACACAAGGTCGAACTGGTTGCAGAACTTTGCCATCTGGTCGGCAGAGTTCTCGTCACCGGTGATGACCTTATAAATGGGGTCGAGGATCACGGCGGTGTAGCCTTTTTTCTGGGCCCGGCGGATGAGCTTTGGGGCCAGCTTGTCCATGGGCACGGACGCGCCGCGCAGATTCCAGATGTCGATGTTCCGCAGGTTCTGCGGGGGCAGGCCGAGGGCGGTGTACACGTCCTTGAAGCGATGCAGGCAGGAGGCCCGGTCCAGCTCCAGATTGATGTACAGTACCTTGCCCTGTGCGCAGGAGAAACGGCCCAGCCACGGCCTGCCTTCGGCGATGGCGATGCACAGTTCGATGAGGGCAAAGCTCTTGCCCGCCTTGCTGGGGCCTGCCAGCAGCATCTTGTGGCCCTTGCGCAGCACTCCGGTGATGAGGGCATCGGCCAGCGGGGGCAGGCTCTCCCAGTCGTCGGCCAGACTCTCGGTCTCGGGCAGCTCGTCGGTCTCCGCTTCCAGCCAGTCGCGCCACTCATCCCAGCAGGATTTCCCGATGTTCGTTTCCAGCAGCACCTGCCGTTTGTCACCGCGCAGGATGCCGGGCATCCGGGAAAGGCGGGAAGGATTGCGGTTCTGCTGGTCGATGGTCAGGCCGTTTTTCTGGCAGGCGGAATAGAGATAATCCACACGCCTGCGGTACTCGGCGTAGTCCGGGGCATCCACCTTCACGATGGCGTGGACGCTCTTGCCGCCAGAGTAGACCAGCGCCGCACAGGGCAGTTCCAGCTGCTTGATGATGGCCTGCTGCTTGCCCAGCTCCATGTTGTCGCACTCCACGAGGGCATAGCGGTAGGCAGTAATATTGGCATCCTTGCGTCCGGTGCCGTCCACAGGGTTGAAGCAGATCCATGCACCTACTTCAGGATCACAGTCGCCCACCACCTTGCCGAGGTCACCGCCGCAGGCATCCAGCTCGGTGATGAGCTGCCCTGCGGTGCGGGTCCAGCTGCCTTTTGCAGGGCGGCGGCGGTCGGCGGCCATAAAGCTTTCGGTCACATAGGCCACATATTCATCCGGCTCAAACAGGGCCTGCAGGTAGCGCTTGAGCTGGTCGGCGGGATGCCACTCTTCGGGCAGGGCCAGCTCGTGGGCTTCCACCCAGCGTGGATCTACCAGACGGCCCTCGGTTTGTGCGCCGGTGCCGGCAGAAATATCATCGTTCCAGTCCAGAGCGTGGCCTGCGGGGCCGCTCCATCCGTGGGAGTAGGCCAGCTGGAAGATGCTGCTTGCGGTGACGGGGCTGGCCCCGCCGCCGTGAAAGCTTTCCCACTTTTTGGCGCACTCGCCCTTGTGATAGCGGCCCGCATCGCGGGTGCTCCACTGTTCCCAGAGGGTAACGGGCAGGCCGGAATCCTTCAGTGCCATGCCCACCATGAGCCATTCGTCATAGGTCAGGGCGGACGGGGATACGAAGTCCAATGCTTCCTTGAGTTCATTTTCATGTTCCATTCGCGTTACCATCCAAAGTTAAAAGGACTGTCCGGCGCAGCGGGCGGTTCCGCAGGCGGGATATAGGTTCTGGGATTCACGCCCTTGGGCACACCGCGCCAGCCCTGCACCGCAATGCGGTCGATCATGTGTTTGGCTGCATCGAAGCTCCACGTGCCCACGCTCTGGAAACCGTAACGTTCCAGCACGCGGATCTGCTTGGGTGTGGTCAAGCCTTCAGCGCGGCGTTTGTTCAACCGGTCCAGCAGCAGGGAAGCCTTACCAGCAGATTCTACAGCGTCCGGCAGGATGCCCATTTTCTCAAGAGCAGCAGTCTGTTCAGCGCTGGGCGGGCCTGCTTCCCAGCCAAAGGCCGGCACATATCCGGCAAGGTCCTCGGCCTGAATACTCATCTCGTACTGCAGCGGGTCCACGAGACGGGCTTTTTTGCGGCGCTGTTCTTCCAGCTGTTTTGCAAGTGCTTCTTCTCGCTGGGCCACCACGTCCTCGCTGGCCTGCACGGCTGCTTTCTCGATGTCCTCCTGGCATCCGGTCTGGGCCAGATTTTCGGTCATCTGCCGGGCCACGGCGCGGTCCTCACAGACCAGATCCGCCGGGCGGCAGAGCTCGTGCTTGTCGGTCATCCACAAAAAGTCGAGGAGCAGCAGGTCGGTCTTGCCCGGAGAGAGCCGGGTGCCGCGCCCCACCATCTGGCTGTACAGGCTGCGCACCTTGGTGGGCCGCAGCACCACCACGCAGTCCACAGACGGACAGTCCCAGCCCTCGGTGAGCAGCATGGAGTTGCACAGCACGTTGTATTTGCCTGCATCGAAATCCGCCAGCACTTCCTTGCGGTCGGTGCTCTGGCCGTTGACCTCGGCGGCACGGAATCCATGGGAGTTCAGCAGGTCGCGGAACTTCTGGCTGGTCTTGATGAGGGGCAGGAACACCACCGTTTTGCGGCCTTTGCAGCGCTGGGCCATCTCGGCGGCAATCTGTTCCAGATAGGGGTCAAGCGCAGTGCCGAGGTCTCCCACGGCGTAGTCCCCGCCGCTCATGGTGACAGAAGAAATGTCCAGCTTCAGCGGAATGGTCTGGGCCATGATGCGGCACAGATAGCCCTCTTTGATGGCATCGGTCAGCTTATACTCAAAGGCAAGGCTGTCGAACACCTCGCCCAGATTGCGCATGTCGCCGCGATCCGGCGTGGCGGTCACGCCCAGCACCTTGGCGCTGCCGAAGTAGTCGAGGATGCGGCGGTATCCGTCGGTGATGGCGTGGTGGGCCTCGTCAATGATGATAGTGCCAAAGTAATCATGAGAAAAGCGTTCCAGCCGGGCGGTGCGCTGCAGGGTCTGCACGCTGCCCACCACCACACGGAACCATGTATTCAGACAGGTGGCATCTGCCTTTTCCACCGCGCTGACAAGGCCGGTGGAGCGCTGCAGCTTGTCCGCTGCCTGCTCCAGCAGCTCACCGCGATGCGCCAGAATGAGCACCCGGTCACCGGCGCGCACCTGATCGGCAGCTACCGATGCAAACACAATGGTCTTGCCGGTGCCGGTAGGCAGCACCAACAGGGTGCGGGTGTGGCCGTTCTCCCACTCGGCGTGGATGCGTTCACGGGCCTGCTGCTGGTAGGGGCGCAGGGTTTGTGTCTCGGCCATTTAGAACGCCCCCTGTGTCCAGCCCTGAGTGGGTGCAGCTTTGGGTTCGGGCGGCGGCAGGAAGCGTTGCACTTCGTTGCTCTGGCCGGTCTCGCCTGCATGAGGACCGCTCTGCTTGGTGTACTCGTGGATACCCAGCTTGCAGATGCCTTTGGCACCCACGACCTCGTTCCAGCGGGGGCGGAAGGTCTCGCCCCGCTTGCACTGACCGATGCTCTCAAAGAAAGCCCCCAGCAGGCCCTGCGTTTTAGTGTGCAGGTACAGGCGGTGGGTCACGGTGGTATCACCCTTGGCCCCGCCGAAGATCTTCAGGGTCAGCTTTGCCATGGAGCAGGGCGGGAGCTTTGCGCTGCCCTCAAAGCGGGCACGCTCCATGCCGGTGACCTCAAAGGCATACTCGCCCTCGGGCAGGAGCACGAACTCCTGCTGCTCGTTGGTAAATTCGTCGTCCCAGCCCAGGGCGCGGTCGGTGGTGTTCATTTCGTTCATAAGTAATTACTCCTTTATTATAAAACTCCTTCAGTCACGCTTACACGTGCCAGCTCCCTCCGTGAGGGAGCCTGTTAAAACGGGATATCACGGTTATCCAGCACCATCTGGAACACCTGCGGCCATGCGGCGATCAGACAGCCCTCCACAAAGTCAGCGGGGTAGTCCTTGATGGGCATATCCTCCGGGAAATAGCCTCGTTTGCCCACAACGCCCTGCAGCTCTTCACAGCTGACCTTGTTGGCGCTCATCAGAGCGGCCAGCTTTTCCGGCACGCCCAGACTGAGCAGAACATTTTTCTCAGAGCTTTCCTGCAGCGGTGCGGGCTGCGGCTGAGCCACCGGCTTTGCTTCCTGCTGCGGGCTGGGCAGGATGTCGGCTTCCGGCTGGGAACGCGGCTGCGGTTCCGGTTTTGGTGCCTGTGCAGACATTGCGCCGGGGATGCAGGCGGCAATGCTGGCATAGTCAAAGGGTACTTCCTCCGGCAGGTCAAAGCGGTTTTTTGCATCCCAGCAGGGGTGATGCGCGGTGTACAGTACACGCCTGCCGCCGCTGGCCTTGCTCTTGGCGTTCTTGCCGTCGCCCACCTTTTCCACAACGGTCTTGTAGTTGGCAAACAGCAGCATATCGCACCACTCGCGCAGCAGCGGGGCCACCTGTTTGGAAGTTTTCATGCTCCAGCGGTCGTAGTTGCCCACGGCATCCGGCTGCTCAAATTTGGTAATAGCGGCATGGGCCAGCACCACCACGTTGTGCCCGGCCTGCAGCACATCTTCCAGCGCGTCCAGCAGCTTGCCGAACTCTTCCTTAACATAGGTGTAGCCCTTGCCGTAGCCGAAATCTTCGATGCCGTTCACCTTGGCTTTGGCACACACGGCCTGAATGCACAGGCGTTCAGCCCAGTCGGCGGTATCAATGACCAGCGTGCCGCAGGGGACACTGCCCTTGCGTACCTCGGCCACCTCATCCAGCAGCATGGCCCAGCTGGTGGGCTGGGGCAGGCGCTTGACGTTCAGCCGCTTGGTGCCGCCCTCGGTGTCGATGAATACGGGGTCCGGAAAGTAAGAGGCAAAGGTGCTTTTGCCGATGCCCTCCGGGCCGTACAGCACGGTCTTGACCGGCGCATTCTGGATGCCGGTGGTAACTGCATATTTGCTCATTTAGAACGCTCCTTTCGTCCAGCTCTTCTGCTGGGGCTTTTCGGTGACGGGCGGCAGGGTGGTTTCGGCATCCTTCACCATGCCGTCCTCAATGATGATCTGGCACTCGCTGCCGGTGGAGACCCGGGTGGCAATGGCCTGCAGGTGTTCTGTTTCCAGCCATGCGGAAAACTCCTGCAGGGTGGTCATGTCCATCTGTTCCAGCTTGTCCAGCAGCACGAAACCGCAGTCCGGGTTCAGGCGGCGGACGATGGCGGCGGCCACCCGCAGCTGGTCGCTGCCAGACATATCCCGCCAGTGCTTGCCTTTATAGGTAAGGGCGCCGTCCTCCACGCTCAGCTCCGGCAGGGGCAGGTCGGCACCGTTCAGTAGGGCCATGCGGTCGGCCCGCTTCCGGGTGATGGCTTCGGTGAGCTTGTCGTAATCGCTGGCATACCGGGCGGCTTCGTCCTCGGCCCGGGATTTTTCCAGATTGGCCCGCACCTTCTGGTTGATCTCCTCAATGTCCCGGATGGAAGCTTCCAGTTCGGCGGTGGATTCGTCCTGCAGGTTCTCGGCTGACTTCCGTGCTGTGTAAAGCGATTCGTTTACTTCGGTCTGCTCCTTCACCAGCAGCGCAAGGGTTTGTTCCAGCTGCGTGCGGCGATCTGCCAGCACTCGGGCTTTCTCTTCCAGCCCGGTAAGATTTTGGCGCAGCCGCTGATTCTCGCCGTTGCGGGCCAGGATTTCCTGCTGCTGGCGGATGAGGTCGGAGGCGCTGACCGGCTCCTCCGGTGCATCCGGGTAGGAGATCAGCTCCTCGGCAAAGTGTTTTTTCTGCGCGGCCAGCTGGCCGGTGAAGGTGCGCTTGTCGTACAGGGCCTTGATCTCAAGATCCCGGGTGTGCAGTTCGGTGCCGATGCCGATGATCCGGAGCAGGATGTCGGCTTTCTCCTTGTCGGATGCTTCCATGAAGCGGGGCAGATCCAGCGCCAGCGGCTCGATGAAGGCGTTGAGCAGCTGCTGGCCGCTGCGCCGTCCGGTGGGGTCGGTGACGGTCAGGGTGCTGTTCTTGCCCTTGCGTTCCACCACCACGCCGTTGGAGAGCTTGACCTTGAGGTGGGCGGGAGCCACGGCCCCGTCCCGCTGGGCGGCGTCCGGGCGGAAGCGGTCGCCGCCGAGGGCCCACGCCAGCGCGTCCAGCACGCTGGTCTTGCCCTGATTGTTGTTGCCACCCACGAGGGTGAGCCCGGTGGGCGACGGCGTGAGTGCAACGGCCTTGATGCGTTTGACGTTTTCGGCCTCTAAGGCCATGATCTTTACAGACATGCGGATACCTCCCCTTGAGCGGATGCGAGTGTGTGCACGAACTGGTTGATTGCGGTCTCCCTCTGGTCATCCGGCAATTTGCGGAACTGCATTTTGGCGGACTGAACGATGCTGGTAATGGAACGGCCTGCCAGAATGATGCTGTCGTAGGCATCGCGGGCATCCTGTTCCTGCTGTGCCTTATAGTTTGCAGTCATTCCGGCCGCAATCTCGTAAGCTTTTTCGCCTGCCCGCCGGTCTACCTCTTCCTCATCCACCACAGCGGCGATGGGCTGCTTTTTCAGGGCCGCATTTTCTTCCTGCAGCTTATCCGCCCGGAGCTTGGCCGCTTCGGCCACCTGCCGGGAGCCGGAAAGCTGGTTCTCAGCATCCTTGGCACGGGCTTCAGCCTTGTCGCGTTCCGCTTCGGCTTTCTGGCGCTGGAGGTTGGCCGCAATACGGCTCTCGTCTGCATCGTGGTAGCTCTGCTGGAGCTGGGCGTTCTGCTCTTTCAGACCGCTGATGTCGGCAAGAGCGGATTCATAGCGGCTTTCTGCTTCTTCCCGCTTTTCCGCGTCCTTATGGGTCTGGGCTTCGGCGCTTTTCACCAGCTCCTTGAAATAGGCATTTTCCTTGCGGGCGTTCTGAGCGGACTTCTCGGCAGCGTCGGCACGGTCTTTCTCGGCCTTGAGCTGGGCCATAAGCTCCTGATACTCTTTGTAAGTAGTGATGTCACCGGTAAAAACGGCTTGCTTGACCACCTCCGGGGTGCTGGGCTTGGCCGCAGCATACAGCAGTTTCAGGGGCTGCACGTCCAGAATGGACTTGCCTTCCAGCTGGATGTTGCCGCACTGTGCGGCAACGCTCACCATGCGGTCACCGGTGTCCCGGCTGATGCCGACGGCGGCACACCACTTGCCCCAGCTGCCCTGATAGTGGTTTGCGGTTAGGTCGTGAGCGTGCTTTGCGGCCATGATACGGGCCATGTTGCCGGTGATGAAGGTCTGCGCATCCTGCAACAACAGGGCGTTGGTCTGGTCGTCTGCACCAAAGTCAAAAGTGGGAGCGGTACTCGAGGGCACAGGCGCGTTTTCGTCTGCACTGACCGGAACACCGGGTGCGTCGGCAGCAGTCGCCAGTTCCGTCGTAGGGCTTGACCCCTCCGGTGCTGCCGGGGATGCCGCAGTTTGGTTTTCCGCAGCAGTGGCAGCATCCGAACACTGCGCGGATGGGGTAGGGTGTTCTTCCACCGGTTCAATGGGGGCGTTCTTGCAGGGCTTGGCCTCCCTGAGGGCCGTCAGCATCTGCTCCGGGAGCTCGTAGTCGTCCATGGGGATGAACTCGTCGCTGGTCAGAAACGCTTCCGGGGTCAGATGTTTTTCAGCGGCCTTGGCTTTGCCGAACTTCTGGGTCAGCAGATGGCTTTCCTTCCAGACCCGTGCGGATTCGTCCCAGCGCCAGAAGCGCCCACGGGTATAGGCGTAGTAAACATCGTTGCTGTTCTGGCTGATGATCATACCCGCACCTCCGTGTCCTTGAGGCGGTCCAGCATCTCGGCCTGCACATCCTTGCTCATGGGCTGGATATTGTTGCCCTTCCAGCCATAGCAGAGGATGGGTCCGTAGATATGCTGGCCGCGATAGATACGGTTCAGGTCTCTGCCCATGATGCCGTACACCAGCACTGCCGGGGTGCGTGGCAGGACTTTCTGCTCACAGGGGCACCGCAGCAGTGCTTCGATGCCCTGCAGCGTGTCCGGCAGGGTGGTGACTACCGGCTCTTTGCCCGGTTCAATCAAAATTCCTTTCATTGTAAAACCTCCGATTTTGTGATATCATCGGGGTGATGAAGTCGTTCAAACTCATCATCCCTTGCAGCTCGTCGGTGTTGGCGCACCGGCGGGCTTTTTTCGTATAGTGCGTACCGGCGGCAGGCTGTCCACCTCGCTGCGGTCGATACGTTCCCGCGCAAATGTGTACTTGTAAGTTCGATGGCTGCCGCTGAGCCCATGGCTGACGGCAGACGCAAAGCTGTTCGCGCTCTTGTAGCCCAGCCGCCGGGCACACATCTCGGACGTGCCGGATGCCAGTAGATCGCCGGTCTTTGCGTCCCAGACGGTGTACCACATGACGCGGGCAGGTTTTTCATTATGCGCCCTGTAATCCCTGCAATATTGGTTGTGGTGCTCTCTGCGGCAGGAAGCGCAAAAGCGCAGGTTGCTAGCAACATTTTCCATCACCTTGCCGCAGTCCAAACAAACGCGGGTAAAGTGCTTTCCTTTATTCATGGGTGGTGTCAGCCCGCCTTCCTGCCGCTCTTCACGGTGTTGCGGGGCTGCTGGTGAATCTTGCGGGGCCGCTTCTCACGAGCTTCGGCTGCAAAGCCCTGCAGCATGAAGAAGATTGCCAGCAGGATCAGCACCATAGCCGTAATGAACGCACCGTCCGAAATGGTGCCGCCGGTCTGACAGGTGCCCTCGAGGCCCATGCTGTACAGCAGGCCCACCACAAAGCAGGCCATTGCCAGCCAGTACCATACGCCGGATTTGATTTTCATGCGGATTCTCCTTTCTCAACAGTAGGGAAGAACAGCTCCCCGATTTCATCCTGCGGGATATCAAGCGTCTTGCAAATTTCTGCGATCTCAGTGCTTGTCCAAGGCTGCTTCCCGTTCATCCGCTTGCTCATTGTGTCAGTTCCGATGCCGATTGCATTTGCAATCTCCTGATCCCGGAACCCGCAGCTGTGGAACCGGCCCCGCAGCTTCCAGTACGGAATCTGCCGGAAGGTGCCGCGAATGGTTGATGCGTTCAACATTTTATTCCTCCTTCTTGGCGGTCGGCAGCCCATCCAGCAGGCTGTCCATCAGGGCGGCGTAGAACGGATAGCCTTTGGCAACGATGGTCAGGCTGTCAATGGCGTTGGTAAGGAAGCTCTGGGAGCCGCGCACCACGTTCTCCATGGTGCGCACCGTGTCGCAATGCTGGCCGTAAATGGCCTTGAACTCGCCGCACAGGGCCTTGACCTGCATATACTTGGCCTTGCTGTCCTCGCGGTTCTTGCGGCACTCGTCCAGAAAAGCGGTGTTCTCGTCCAGCTTCTTCCGGGCTTCGATCACCCGGTCGATGGCGTTCTGGATGTTGGCATCCTGCACGGCCTGCTGGTCCTTGTGCTGGGCGGAAAGTTGCTTCTCCATCTGGTTGAAGGCCTCGATGTACTTGAGCTTCCACGTTACGGCCTCCTTGCCCGTGAAGCCCATTGCCAGCAGGGCGAAACCGTCGCGGTTCATGAGGTACTCGGGGAAGCGCTGGCCGCGATACTCAAATGCGGTCTCATGGAAGAATTTAGTGGCCGAATTTTCGGCTGCTAAAATTTGACGAATGGCCGCCAGAACGTGCTTGTGCTCCTTGCCGAAGCGTTTGGCGACCTCCCGGCTGGATGCCACTGGTTCGCCGTTCTGGGTGGATAAGATAATTTCGTTCATGGTGAATATGTACCTCCTTGTGGGTGACTCCCTTCTGCGGTAGAATAGGGCAGAAGGGAGGTGATAAAATGCAAAATTTTTACGAGTTGAGCTCTGCAGCTCAGACGGCAGCATACCAGCTGTCAGAACTCAGCAATTATGTGTCCGAAGCAGCGAAAATGGCGGATTCTGTTCGCATGGTGAGCAACCAGATGAAATCGATTTACCAAACCGCAGAATGGAACAACATGGCGTACCGCTTAGCGAAAGATGCCAGATTATGTGTGCCAGAGTATCAACTATCCAATCTCGCCAAGAATCTGGCTGGTCAGGCCAGAGCAGATCTCAATTTCACCAATCAGATTTCGGCGCTCTACGGATCGGCAATGGAAAGTCCCGCTTTCCGGTTATCGACAGAAATGCTGAATTCCAATGTGCTAAATCTCACCACCGCACTCCGAACAAGCAACATTACAAATCTTTACTCAAATGCTGCGGCTTTTGCGGATCAGTTAGACTCGATATGGAGCGAAAGTACTTACAGCGAAAAAGAATCCGAAACCGTGCCGCTGGCAAGTACTCAAGCTGTTCTGGATGAAGTCGAACCACTTCTACCTACAGAGGCGGTTGAAACTATCAACGCCAAAATCGCCGAAGTAAAAACTCCGGATAATGCAATCCCCCAAAAAGACTGGGTTGGAATTATCAGCATCATCGTTACAATTCTTCTGTTTTTGGCAGGTCAGGCATTGTCCAGCGAACATGACAAAAAGGAAGAATCTTCATGGTCTGCAACGGCAGAATATCAACAGGAAATGCTCGAAATACAGCGAGAGGAAGCAGAAAGGTCAGAAAACTTCAGACAGCGCACGGAGGAGCATTTCAAAATCGTTGAGGATACGAATGAGCGAATCGCCGAGGCTTTGGAGATGCTCGCCAACCAGAGCGTTGAATTGGATGATCGAGGTCAAAGTGTCCTCGATTCGGATGATTCTCAAGATGATGCAGAGGATCAAGATTCCATACAGGCCGCTCAGCAGGAACAAGCCGATGCTGAGGATTGACCTGCTCCGTTTAAGCTCCTGAACTTCCTTTTCTATCTTCACCCAGCGTTCCTCTTCCACAGGTTCGCTGGGCTTTTTGCTGTTGTTCATGTGGATTTGTACCTCCTTGTATTCACTTCACTTTCGCTGTAAAATAAAAAGACGGAAAGGAGGTGAATGGAAAAATGATTTTTGAAAATTTTTTAAGAATGCATGGTCTGAATATGCAAATTGAGCGAGATGGTGAAATTATTGCAACCGTTCCAGGTTTGCCAAACCGAGAAACGGCAACGAACCGTCAGTACGTTGGATTTCGCCCAAAAACCGATATTAAAATAGACGATGTTATTATCACTCCGGCCAATGAACGGCTTTATGTAACGGAAACGCAGGCATCGTTCTTCCAAAAGCAGCAGGAAGAAATAAAAGCGTTCTATATGACCGAAGTCGAGAAAAAGCGAAAAGAAACCGAACAGCGTCAGAGTAATATTTATAATATCGGTACAGCTTACGGTTCTGTAATTGGAACAGCCAATACAGCGACCATCAACTACCAGACGAATTTTCAGGAACTGCGGGAAAGGGCAGAAGCTGAAGATGCACCGGACAAAGAGCAAGTCCAGAAGTTAGTTGATCTTGTTGAGATGATCGTAAATGACCAGATTCCTCCGCAGAAGGGATTGTTGTCCAAGTTTTCCGAAACGATGGAACGTCACTCGTGGATTACAAGTGCTGTTGCATCTGCGCTTGTATCGTGGTTGACACAACTTCCGCACTGATCTCGATGGTCAAGTTTAACAATGCTTTTCCATTGCTGGACTGAACCAACGAATAATCCTTCACGTTCTGGATAACCGTTCCGTCTATCTGGCAGCTAAAACGATTGTCCAAGTGCGACAGCTGAATCTCTTGCGCCCCGCGCTTCTCTTCCTTAGGAGCGTGGGGCCTTTTGCTGTTGCTCATCTTCTTCACCTCCTTTGAAAATGAAACTTGCAAGAAAAGTGTAATTAAATTCCACTTTTCTTGCAAAAAAATATGGAATCACGCTGCTGCATGTCCATGCCGAGAGTATTGGCCAGAGTGTCAATTTCACTGGCCTTAAACTCGGTCTCGTTATCAATTTTCATCTGCAAAGCATACGGTGTCAGGCCCATAATTTCGGCAATGGCCTTATATTTAAGCCCGGAATCTGCAATGATGGAACGCAGCGCATTGGTGTCGGTCATGGTTGTCACCTCCTTTCAAAGTGGAATTGAATTCCACTAACCACATAATAGCACCGAGTGGAAATAAAGTCAACCTTTTTTGAGGAAAAAATAAAAAATACTTGAATATTATTCCACTCTATGATAAGATAAGAGCGAAGGTTGGTGATTTTATGGCAACTCTATACGACAGAATCAAAAGCCGCCGCACGGAGCTTGGCTTAACAGTCGAAGAACTGGCTCACAAGATGGGCTATAAAGATAAATCTTCTATAAGTAAGATTGAAAATGGTAAAGCCGATATCCCACAATCAAAAATTGCAGCATTTGCTGATGCGCTGCAGACCACCCCCGCCTACCTAATGGGCTGGGAAGAACAGCCGGAGCCCAAGAAGCCCACCATCCCCCCGGGCTTTGAGCCGATGCCAAAGATGAAGAAGATCCCGCTGATCGGAGCCATTGCCTGCGGGGAACCCATCACGGCAGAGCAGAACATTGAAAAAATGGTGGATGTGCCGGAGAACATCCGGTGTGATTTTTCCCTGACCTGCCACGGTGACAGCATGGTAGATGCCGGCATCCATGATAAAGATGTGGTGTATATCCGCATCCAGCCGGAGGTGGAGAACGGAGAGATCGCCGCAGTGCGCATTGACGGCGAAGCCACCCTCAAGCGGGTATATTACAACCCAGGCACGCTGACCCTGATGCCCGCAAACCCGGCTTATGCGCCTATGATCTACACCGGCCCCCAGCTGGAGGAGGTGCACATTGAGGGCAAGGCCGTAGGCTGGACGCACTGGGTGGGGTAATTTTGGATTATCGGAGTCATTCCAGTCTATATAGCGAAGGAGTGTTATGTATGAAGAAAACTATGAAAAAGACCGCTGCAGCGCTGTGCATTGCCGCAACGCTTGTATCTGTGGCAGCGCCGGCAATGGCTGTCAGCCCAGCAGAATATATGAGCACAGCCGCTCTTGAAGAATGCAATACTGCGACGGTAGCGCAGGTGGAAAGCCTGATCAACCAAATCGGAACCGTCACGACTGCCCGCCGCCCGGCAATTGTGGCTGCTGTAAATGCTTATAACGAATTGGACGATGCAAGCAAGGCGCAGGTCAGTAACTTTGCGGTTCTGGCTGAAGCCCAGCAGGTGCTGGGACTGAAAGACGCTCTTGCAAAGCTGAAAATCAGTTACGATAAGGTCGAGGACGCAAGAAGCTATGTGTCACCCACGGAAGACCGACTGAGCAATCAAGGCAAAAGCTATATACTGCCCTTCTTTGTAAATGGCAGCACCAATGATCCGTCAATGTTTTTCATGGTTTTGTGTAGCGGCAACAAATATGTGTACTTGGACACGATTACGATTCGCGCGGGCGAGTATAAATATACCTACACGATTGATTGGACGGATGTGGATCGTGGCTATGATGGAAAGCAGTATTGGGAACTGACCTCCTTTGTAGGCGATGATGAAGATATCCAGTGGTTTAAGAATATTTTGAGCGCTGATGAAATCATTATCCGATACAGCGGCGATGGTGGCAGCATCGACCACACAGTCACCCCCGAAGAGCGTCAGGCAATTACGGATGTCTTGAACGCATATGATCTGTTCAAGGCAGCAAGCCCGACTGTGCGCGCAAAGGCTTTGAATAACTGATGTAAACTAAACAAAAACTCCCCCGGCGCGCCAACGCAAAGCATGGTGCTTGCGGATCAGCAGCTGGAGGAGAAGGTCATTGAAGGGCTGGCGGTAGGGTGTTGCCGTGGGTTGGTGTGAAAGGATAGAGGATGGAAAATAACTTTCAGTTTTTGATATATCGCTCTGCGGAGGAAGATGTTTCGATCAATGCCGTTGTGAAGGACGAAAGCATCTGGCTGACACAGCAGGGCATGGCCGAATTGTTCGGCGTACAGAAACCTGCTATCAGTAAACATCTTAAAAATATTTTTGAAGAAGGCGAATTGGACGAAAAAGTGGTTGTT